GTTTTCCAAAGCTCCGTTTTTCGGATCAGCGAAAAACTCCACAATGGCAAACAGGGCTTTGCCCTAACAATTATGCTGCTGTCAACATATCATTTTTTTATGTTTGTTGACAGCAGCATAATTTTTACTGTTCACCTGTAATATCCCGCAAAATGTTTTTTATCCTGCATATCTTTTGTCTTTCTGTACATACTTTTCATAACAAAGCATAATTTGCAATTCCTATTTACAGTATCTTCATACTCTCTCAGATTGTATTTTTATAGATACTTGAGAAATTTTATCCAAAATAGTCTTTTCTTTTTCCGATAAATCGGTTATAATGTGAATCGTCAGAAGATTGTTATTATTTTAACATTATTCGATTTGTTTTACTATAGCAGGATTTCACACTCTGATGGTCTGGATTAAGATGCATTATTTATGAGGATTGCTATAAACACTGATATTATAATTTTCACGGTGAGTATACCATACAGGTATACAGCCAGAGAGGAGCTAACATTTATGAAAATCTTATTTTACGGCACAAAAAACTACGACGAAGAATTTTTCGAGAAGCTTCTTCCTTCCTATCCGGGAATTACAATTAAATTTACTGAAGCAAATATTCACGAAGAAACTGCTTCCCTTGCAAAAGGATATGAGGCAATCTGCGCTTTTGTAAACGCTGATCTGAGCACTCCTGTTATCGAAGAGCTGAATGCTCAGGGTGTAAAATTGATCCTTATGCGCTGCGCAGGATATAACAATGTAGATCTGGAAACTGCTCACAAATTCGGAATGAAGGTTCTGCGTGTTCCGGGATATTCTCCGGAAGCTGTGGCTGAGCATGCAATGGCACTTGCGCTGACCGCAAACCGCCACACACATAAAGCATACATCAAATGCCGCGAAAACAACTTCTCTTTAAGTGGTCTGATGGGACTTAATTTCTATCAGAAAACTGCCGGAATCATTGGTACCGGAAAAATTGGCCAGGCAATGGCAAAAATCTGCAAAGGTTTTGGTATGAGAGTTATCGCTTACGATCTTTTCCCGAATAAGAGCCTGGATTATCTGGAATATGTATCTCTGGATGAGCTTCTGGCAACCAGTGATCTCATCAGTCTTCACTGCCCGCTTACAGAAGAAACCAAACACATCATCAATGAAGAAACTATCGCCAAAATGAAAGATGGTGTAATTCTTGTAAACACTTCCCGCGGCGGCCTGATCAAGACAGAGGACCTGATCTCCGGAATCCGTGATCATAAGTTCTTTGCAGTAGGACTGGATGTTTATGAAGAAGAAACTGATTTCGTATTCGAGGATATGTCCGAGCGTATTCTGCAGAGCTCCATTACCCAGCGCCTGCTCTCCTTCCCGAATGTAGTGATGACTTCTCATCAGGGATTCTTTACAAAAGAAGCACTGACTAACATTGCCGAGACTACTCTCGAAAATGCGAAAGCATTTATGGATGGGAACGAACTGAAGAACGAGGTTCTTTCCTGATAATTACAGAAATATGATCAGGGGGCTGTCGCAATAATAATTCCAGCGACAGCCCCCTTGTGATTATTTTTCAGTTTTCGTTTCTGATTTCGTTGTATCTGCAGAATCTGATGTTTCAGTTTTATCCGCAGATTTTTTTGCAGAAGAATCTGAAGTTTCTGCTTTATCTGTATTTTCCGTTTTATCTGTAGTTTCTGTTGCATCTGTAGTATCTGTAATGTCAGCGGTTTCTTCCTCAGGCTCATCAATCTGTTTCATATCCTCGTCAGAAGTATCTGCATCCATTTCATTCAGCTCTTCTTCTGTCAGCGGTTCAAGATCATCCTGATAAATTTCCTTATTTGTAATATCATCTTCTGACTTCTTCCCACATCCGGCAAGACCGATGGATGCCAGAAGCATTCCTGTAATCATAAAGTATTTTATTTTTTTCATTTTAATCATCCTTTCGTCTGTTCCACATAACACAAATGGTATTTCATTTTCAGATAATATTTATTCTGCTGTTCTCAATCTGCCTGCCAGATCTTTTATTTCCTGTATGATATCTTCTCTGTCTCTGACCGGCACTTTGTCTGTACGGTTCACATATACAGTACCCAGACTGTCACAGCTCATCTGACGAAGCAGCATCTCTGCCGTACTTTCCGCTTTTTCTCTGGGTCCGATACTTCCTGCTGTCAGCAGAACTGCTCCTGTTTTCTTCTTAGGAACAGGTTCTTCTTTACGGATATATCTTGCACTGAAATAGGTCTGCAGTCTGCTCATCACAGCAAGAAGCATTCCCGTAACCTCCTCAAAATATACAGGAGATGCCATAATAATATGGTCACATTCTTCAATGTACGAAAGAACCTCCTGCCATTCATCTTTGACTGCGCATCCTGCATGGTCAAAACACCATCTGCAGTCTATACACGGTCGGACATCTGCCCTGTAGGCATTAACCACCTTAAAATCCCCTCCAAGATTTTCCTGCAGAGTCCGGATCATATATGCAGTTTCACCGTTCTTTCGCGGTGAACCGTTGAATATCAATGTTTTCATCTTTATTTTTCCTCATATTCTTTCCTGAGAAGTGCTATCTCACGTACCCATCTCTCATTATCTTTGAGTGCTTTCAGAGCATGTTTCATACGCTTTAGGATAACACATCTCTTTTTTCTGTCTGTAATATTTATGTAACCTTTTGTCATGGTATTATAACAAAAATACGGTTTTATGAAAAGACTTATTTCTTGACGATTCTGTGAATTCTCTATATACTTTGAATATATCCTATAGCAATTACGATTTATTTTTTGTTAATTCTGATCATCTGTTCAGATATTTTAACTGCCCGGTCTCTTTAATATTTTTTTAATACTATATCTCTAATCTATTATAAACGAAAGCGAGAACTATACATATGAGCCTACAATCCAACAAGCGAAGCCAGACGAAATCTTCTTCTGCACGCAGGAAAGACATCTACAAAAAATCAAAATACTATCAGGAAAAAAGGCAAAAATTGCTGATTGCAACAGGTATCGGTATCTTTGTTCTGGTTTTTATACTTATTCTGGCAGGTATCCGCGGATGCAGCAACTATATGAGTTCCAGACAGGCAGCAGCCAAAAAAACTGTTTCCATGAACGCTTCTAAGGACAACTGCCAGAAAGCATCCTCAGATTCTCAGAACACGGATTCTTCCAATGCTACAGTATCTTCTCCTGTTTCTCTGACACTCAGTGTTGTCGGTGACTGCACTCTTGGCACAGATGAAACTTTTGATTATGATACCAGCTTAAATGCTTATTATGAAAATTACGGTGCAGATTATTTCCTGCAGAATGTAAAAGATATTTTCTCCACAGATGATCTGACTATTGCAAATTTTGAAGGAACACTCACCGATTCTGATGAACGGGAGGATAAAACATTTGCATTTAAAGCACCCGCATCCTATGCCTCTATTCTGACAGGCGGATCTGTAGAGGCCGTAAATACCGCTAACAATCACAGTCATGATTACGGTAATCAGAGTTTCGATGATACTCTGGCAGCACTGGATGATGCAGGAATCGTTCATTTCGGATATGATGAAACTGCTGTTATGGATGTAAAGGGAATCAAAGTGGGATTAGTCGGTATCTATGAACTGTACGACCATCTTGAGCGCGAGCAGCAGTTAAAAGACAATATTGCAAAAGTAAAGGCAGACGGGGCACAGCTGATCGTAGTGATCTTCCACTGGGGTAATGAAACGGAAACCGTTCCGGACAGCAACCAGACAACACTTGGACGCATCGCGATCGATGAAGGCGCTGATCTTGTATGCGGACATCATCCGCATGTACTTCAGGGCATTGAAACTTATAAAGGCAGGAATATTGTATACAGCCTCGGAAACTTCTGCTTCGGTGGCAACAGTTCTCCAAGTGATATGGACACCATGATCTACCAGCAGACCTTTACTATTGATGCCGATGGGGTAAAAAAAGACAACGTGACCAATATCATTCCCTGCTCCATTTCTTCTGCTGCCTATGATGGATATAATAATTATCAGCCAACTCCGGCAGAAGGTGATGAGGCAACAAGAATCCTTGGAAAAATCAATGAGCGGAGTTCCTGGATTTCTACTGCAGAAGGCAGTACTTTTACTGCAAAATATAACAGTAATAATGACTCCCAGAGCAGTTCTGCAGATACAGCTGCTTCAGATAGCGATATCGTTGATATGAACAGTTCAGCTTCAGATGACACAGACGCAGAGACATACAACGAATCCTATGATACCGATAATTCGGACGCCGAATAAATAGAGCCTTCATTCATCCAAAATCACATCAATACTTCAAAAGAGCTGAAAAATCCAGTTAAGGACTTCTCAGCTCTTTTTTATATTTTTACTATGCTTTTATCAGGCAGATAAAAGCATCCTCTTCGCTACTTGCTCATAACCAGATAATTGATTGATATAATTATTTGGGTGACATTATATGATAATCATAGCATCCCGCATGTTAATGGCAGGTAACCAGAATCTAACATTTGTTAAATATATATAAGGAAGCATTTAATCTTCCTTATATTCTATAACATCCTCTATCTTGCAATGAAGAGCTTTGCAGATCCTGTCGATCTGTTTTAAGTTGACTGGCTCGTTTTTTCCCATACTGGCAATGGTTCCGAAGCTTAAACCAGTCATATTTTTTAAATCCCCCTTATTCATGCCCTTATTGATAAGGGTATGCCAGAGGGGAGTATATGAAATCATCTATTTTCCTCCCAGTTTAAAATTTTCAAAGCCCGGATACGGTTCGAACGTCTCTGCGTACTGAGTTTCGTCTTCTTCCGTCCACTCAGGTTCATCATCTTCCTCGTCCTCATAGACGCAACCTGGGGCATCCTCATAGATTCCGTCTTCATATTCAGTTACCCACTCGCCATCCACGAAACAATCGCATCCGGTTGCATGGATGAATCCAACTCCGTCCTCGAAGCGATCGAGAGGCATGTTTTTAAGTTGCATTCTTCTTGTAGCTTTACCAGCTACAGATTCCGTTTTATTCATAGTGTTTCCTCCTCTGATTTGTCTGTTTTTATCTGTCTTTATTATATAGTCTTGTTTAATGTATGTCAAGCTTTTGCTTCATTATATTGAATTTTTTCTCTATAATTTTAGAAATTTTCTCTAGTAAACTATTGACATGTACGGTACATATGGTAATATACAAACATAAACAGCAGAACAAACATTCGCATAGACGGTGCGAGGTTTGAAAGATAATAGGAGGAAAATGATATGTCAGAACTTTTAAAGAAACAGAAATTTGGAGTCGAGGTAGAATTTACAGGAATAACAAGAACCATGGCCGCTGAGGCTGTTGCAGAAATCCTCGGAAGTCATGCTACCGGACCTGATCGCACTTGCTATCGTACTTATACGATTCGAGATAGCAAAAGAAGAATTTGGAAAGTAATGAGAGATTCAAGTATTTGTCCAGTTAGAAAAGCGGGACGTGAATTGATGGATGAATATAGAGTTGAATTTGTAACACCGCCACTTAATTATGAAGATATTGAAACGCTTCAGTCAATAATCCGTAAATTTAAAGAACTCGGCGGAGTACCTCACAGCAGTTGCGGAATACATATTCATGTTGACGGCGCCAATCATACCGCCACTTCTCTCAGAAGACTGGTAAATTTCTTTTTCAGCAGACAGGAGATTATCTACGATGCTCTTGCAGTAGGAAGTAGAAAAGACAGATGGTGCAAGCCGGTATGTAAGGATTTACTGGATACAATGAAAAAAGAAAAGGATCTTGATGCAAGAAAAGTTGAAGAAATCTGGTACAGCAGTGCGAACGATCAGTATCATGGTGGTATTGATCATAGTCATTATAATTCAACAAGATACCACGCCCTGAATCTTCACAGCTTCTTCCAGAAAGGCACAGTCGAATTCAGACTTTTTAACAGCACTCTTCATGCTGGAAAAATTAAAGCATACATCCAGTTTGTCCTTGCTCTTTCAGCATGGTCTATCGAATCCTCAGACAAAATAGTATTCCGATCAATGAATGGATACACTGCAGAGAAAAAAGTCACACTGATGTATAATATTTTAACAAATCGCCTTGGTCTTTACGGAGATGAATTCAAGACCTGCAGGTTACACATGATGAAACAGCTCAGAAAAAATGCAGAAGCTTCCCATGCAGCTTAATACATTGCAGTATAAAGAGAGGGTTTTCGCCCTCTCTTTAGTTGTAGATTGTTGCAGCAATCTACTTTGTGTCGCTAGATTTCTGGGTTCCCTGGCGTGTATGGGTTATAGATGTTTCCTTGTTTGGTACCCTTATAATCAATTCGTCCAGCTCACAATTTAATGCTTCACAAATTAAATCAAGGTGTTCAAGGCTGACCCTTTCTGTAAGCTCGTGGTACAACTCATTGATGGTATTGGGTCTGATTCCAGTTGCCCTCGCCAAATCTGCTTGAGTAAGTCTTAACTCTCCCAGCTTTTTCGACAGTAAAATTTTAATCATGCCATTGCTCCTCCGTTATAAATTACCACTTTATGGTAATACATGACGGAATTTGTTAGATTATATCGTTTTCTGCTATATCCTATCGAATTTACGCCAGAAATTTAACTGTGTGAAGCTCGTTTATCCTATCACACCAGATGTAGAAAAAATAGCGGTAATATATGGAAGGAATTATTATTGACTATACCACGCATTGTGTGGTATTATTTCATTATGAAGGAGGTAACAATTATGAACATTACAGAAATGAGAAATTACATAGGAGTCTCCAGAGCGGAGTTCTCAAGGAGGTACAACATACCGATTAGAACGCTTGAATCGTGGGAATCCGAAGTTCGAACTCCACCGGAATATGTTCTGCAATTATTGGAAGAATCTGTTAGAAGAACAGACATTGTAGAAGTAACATTCATGTATGACACGCTTCTGCAAGAAGGTAAAATCCATCCATTGTTTAAAGATTTAGATGACCAATACGGAGCCGATCAAGCAGCGTATAAAACTGTGTTGAATATAGTTGATAGATTCCGGGAAAGATATCCCAACTGTGAATGGGAAGACGAAGATGTCGATTACATCGATGCAATAGAAGGCTTTGCTACAAATCTCTTAATGGCAACATTGGGAAAAGGAGAGGCGAATGAGTAGAGGAAACGGTACTGGCTATATCCCAGATAAGAGTAATTTAAAGTCGAGCACTCGTGCACTAGCATTAATTTAATTGCGTTTCTTCTTGACATACCACCAAATTGGTGGTATTATATAATCATCAAAGGAACGGAGGAAACAGAAATGAAGAAATACAACTTATCAAAAATCATGAAAAGGGCATGGGAACTGGTTAAAAAGTCAGCATTAACTATATCCTCCGGTCTTAAGAAAGCATGGGAGGAAGCGAAAACAATGGAACAAAAATTAGTTGAACTCGTCGGAAGCCCAAAACAGATTGCATGGGCTGAAGATATAAGAAAAAACATGATTTCGTATTTATCTGCTCTCGTTAGAAAATACGAAGCTGAAGACAGACCTGCTCGCGCAGAAAAAAGAGCTAAAGATATGGAGATTCTTAGCAACATCAAAGAAGCTTCATGGTTTATCGAAAATCGCAGTTATGCCGTATATTCTACAAATTATGATTCAAACGATTTAAGCGAATTAATGGCGAACCGAAATGAAATGAATTTATATGAGCGTATACATAAATATGTCAAAGAACATTGATAGAAAGGGGGACGAAATGTATGTATAAATATAATCAATCTGAATTTGAATCCATGATGGATGAATTAATGCATGATTTCAAGAAAGGCTGTGGAAAATCTGAAGCCGAACTTGATGTAGCTTACAAAATCTTAAATCCCTCTCCTGTCGGTGGGTTTGTCGACAGCCTCGTTAAAATGGATAAAGATTATAGCACGAATCTATGGGAGATCAAGCGAAAACAGATCAAAAGTTTTATACCTGAATGCGACGGATACCAGTTAGACGATATCGTGGCCTATTGCCGTGCGAAATTCTTTAAAGAAGAAGTCGATCGTATCATATATGATAATTCTATCGCTGAAGAATGTGATGTTTGTGTATATGCGGACGGTACTATATTAAGTCCGGAATGGCCATATTTATGTGCAAAAGTATATGTGAGTATTAAATGGATTGACGAAAATAAAACCACTTACACCCGTATTTTCCCATCCGCGGTAGGATTCATGTCTTACAAAACAAAAGGATCTATGGAAGATGATCTGAAGCAAAAAGAAAATATGTCCACAATGGAAATGCGTGAACACTTAAAGATATCCCGAGCAGAATTCTCAAGGAGGTACAACATACCGGTTAGAACGCTCGAAAACTGGGAATCCGGAAAAAGCAAATGTCCGGATTATGTGAGACAGTTGTTAGAGCGAGCTGTCTTGGAAGATTGCGAAGTGAAATAGGAGGCGTGTAAAATGATTAAGAGAGTAAAACTTGAAACCATTTACAAAATGGCCAAAGAAGATAACGAGAAAATAAAAGATCGTAAACTTTTCCCGGACGGATGGGATGAAAAAGTCTACGATTATTATAACAAATTGTCGAAAGAATCTTCCGACGTTGAAATGTTCATGGAATTTCTGGGCGGTGAAGATTCGCCGCTAGAAATGGCGTACGCATACAGGAGAAACATGTATATCATGCTGTACACAATGAATGCAACAGATACGATAGCATTTGTAGATGGCGAATATGATATATTCTACATCGTATCAAAAGACGGCGACGATTATAACAGCTGGGAGTGGTGTTTCACAAACAATATTGACCCGATCAAATACAGGGGTGACGACGGAGACGAACCGGTCCCGGAATGGCTCATAAAAAAATATGAAGAAAAGATAGGGGAGGAATAATATTATAAAATATAATTAGCGGTTTATTCAAAAGGAACTCCGTCTTTATAGAGTTCCTTTTGATGTGATATATTTTAATGTGATTTTAGAAGGCGCCGTCTGTTTTAAATCAACTTCTTGAAATATCCGGCCGGAACAAATTCTCTTACGAATCCTTCTGTCGGATGTGGAATCCGGATAAAATACCACTTTTTACCATTTACGGTTTCGGTGTATTTCATTACATCTACAACCGCATTCTTTTTAATCACTGGGAACATTTTCGCCTGAGTTTTACCGGCTACACTGTAGCATTTGCAGTCCTTTGTAAATCTCGCTACATAGGCTACTACGTTCTGCTTCTTTTCTGTGTCAGAAGCGGAGGAAATATTCCCTCTATACCTGAGCACACAATTCCAAGGATAATTCCGATAGCTCCGGATCAGAAACTCCTTGCCCGTCTGATCTCCCGGTTTGCCTCCATGAGCGGTACCTTTCTCGTTGATGCTGGCTTCTACCTCTTTGCCATTTCCACAGTACATGGCTACATGATGCGCTTCATTCAGCAGCACATCTCCTCTGAGCAGACCAGATCCGGTTGCTACGTTAACTTTGCTTGTTACGTCTACAAATCCATTTTTCAAGAATACGTTCTTCATATCTCCTGTGTATGTAGCACCACCAGACTTAACCGGAACTCCGGCGTTCTGCCATGCCTGGATCACAGCCGAGGAGCAGTCGTAATCTCCCTTTTCTCCCCAGCGGTAGTCCTGATCGTAGCCATGAGAAGCATCTTTCGCCCATGTCTCCATCTGTCTTATTGCTTTTTCTGTCTTAGTCATTTCAATACCTTCTTTCTCTGTGCTATCAGCATATGTATGAATCATGTTTATGACAGCTTTCTGCCTGTCTGTGTAATCCCCTACCTGATTCGGCGTCGGGTCTGCCGGATCCCGGCACAGTGTTGCATAAATCTTGTCTGCAGTATATGGTTCCGGAGTTTTAGACAAGATTCTTTTCAATGCATCAAAGCCACCCTGATGTAGGATATTGATACATTCCATCATTGCGGTATCCGGCATGGATCCGTATGTTTTTTCGATACTTTTTGCGTATGCCGCAATCTGGTCTTCCATATACTGATCCTGGCATTTCTTGCCAAGTTCCATACTAATGATGCTGATAATCAATCTGCCTTTTGCAGAATCCTTACTTACCGCATATGTAGCCCAGCTCTTTTTGAGAAGATCAGCTTCAAGATTCTCTGTGTCCATGTCCTTGAACAACTTCGGATTGCCTCTCTGGATTCTGTACAACAATTCTTTCGCTTCGTCTGCATACCACTGCCCGGCTCCAATGGTGATTGCTTTCTCATTACTACAATTTGCTCCAACTTCGGCAAAGGCTGCGTAATCCTGTTCTCCGTAAATCTGATTCCCAGATTCCACTGCGTACAGTATTTTTCTCAATACAGTTATATTTTGCTTATCCATAAGTCCACCTCGCAAAAAGGAGCCTTAAAACAGGCTCCTAACTACTCATTCTTATTCGGGAGTTTGATCTGTCCAAGTGACTGAATGACTTTATCATATCCAACCATTGCAGACAGCCATGAAAGCAGGATCAGCGCAATAAGGTATACTGCCATCTTGCTGTTTATCTGCGCATCCATCAAAATAATATATCCGCTTCCTACGAGCACTGATAAAACTACAGCCACTCCTCCTGCAAGGAAATTTGCCTTGTAGGTTTTTTTTGACTCTTCAAGCAACTTCTTAATACCTTCAGTCACTAAGCCGGTAAAGATTGATACAATCATAAGTAACAGTAAAAAATATTCTAATGTCATAAATTTATCCTCCTCTTCTTATGCAAATACCCAGTCTTCAGCAAGCATATCTGCCTGTGACGCTAGCCATCCCATCTGTACACCAGAAGTTCCGACAAAAGCTACTGCCATGTTGCCGATTGCGTCATGTTCACAGTTCACGATATCTCCGGTAGGCGCTTTATAAGAGATTCCGCTTGCAAGCTGAATGTACTGCTTCTTTCCATTCCATCCTTTTCTTGCTACTTTCATGCCTCTTTTCAGGTACTTAATTGCTTCTCCGAAGGAGAATGTTGCTTCTCCACCAAGTATTGGGCAGTTCCGACTATCCGCATAAACCCACTCATCGGAAAGAATATTCTGAAGCGTATACTCCACATTCTGTGTTTCTCTTATATCCAGACAGCCACCGTCTTTTGTGTACATAAGGATTGTCTGGGATTCTTCATCCCACCACCAATAGCCAGCCCATGACGGGAGTTTTACTGGAATTCCTGATTTCATCTCTTCAAATGCTTCTTTAAATTTCATTTTCTCAATCCTCCTCATTTTCTGCCATATTGGCGTCGTTTTGTTCCTGCTTCTTCCTGTCCTCTTTTTCCCATTTCCGATCCTGCTGTTTGTCTTTATTCGTCCGAATCCAGCCGCATATGCCACACTCTCCAATGGTTGCTGCCACAACTGCACAGGCATATGTTTCCGGCATGCTGTCGCACTGTCTGTACAACAGAATCATCTGCCAGTTAAACCAAATGAAAAAGGCACCGACAAACATCAGCACCAGGTTTAATGTTCCGACTTTCTTTATCGCCGAAACTATCTTTTTTATTTTCTTTTTTATAATAGCCATCTCAACGCTGCCTTTCTTATAAACCGAACTGCTTAAAGAAAAAACCGATTGCAAGACCAATCAGGGTTGTAAGTACATATCCTGTCACCTGCTTCCACATTTCTCCGTCCCGGCTTTCGAGCGATTCCAGACGTGCCCCCTGCTGTTCTTGCTCCTTGCACATCAGCTGAATGCTCTGTGCCAACTTCTCAACGGATGTTGTAAGCGAATTTATCTGCTTTGTGTTTCCTTCGAGCAGTTCCAGTCGTTTATTCTGTCTCCCGTTTTCTGCGTCGATTCTCTTGCAGAATTCCTCGTGCTCGGACCGGCTAATGTATTCCGCCTCCATATATTTCCTCCTATATTCCTGTCTACACCTTCTATTTTGACCTCCACGGTGGACTTCTTTGGCTATGCATAGTTTTACCTCCATTAAAAAAAGAGCCTGCTCAGGCCCTTTTTATGCCATCAATTCTTCATCATCTGCATCGACATACTTTCTACAATGAAATTCCAATGTATCCATATCCTGTTCAATCTCATCAAGGGTTCTTTCGCTCTCACCCTTATTAAGAAGCAGAAGATCATAAATCAATGACCATTGTTTACTTATTATCTGCAGTTTCGTCATTCTTCTTTTGCCAGTTCTCCCATTCCGGAATCTTCCAGGATTTCTTTTACCTTTGCCTTCAGAAGTCTCGGTACCTCTGCATAAGTTTTCTTTCCAAGCATAATCTGCTGTGCCCATAACATTGCCATCATTTCTTTTCCTCCATCATTCTGTAATAATATAATAAAGTTACTCAACAGTTTCATCATTACTGATATACCAGTTCTGACATCTCAAGAACGCATCCTGTAAGCATTTCGTTCGATGCCTTCAATTCTTCAAATTTCTCTTCCAAGCTCTTTTCAACTTCCGGAACATAGGACATATACTTCGCAGGGGATGCCCTTACCGTTTCTTCGTTGATCTTGTCTGCAGACTCCCTGAACTGGTGATAATCATATTCATACATCATCTGCTTTGCAGAGTCTTCCATCTGTCCCTGTTCAATTGTCACTTTCTGCTCATTCAGGCACAGTGTGACATCTACCATGCCATTATTGACAGGCTGCCAGCGCACTTCTGGCTGACGTTCCATATATTTCGCTTTTTGCATGCTTGCTGATCCTCCTTTTTGCAGCTGCGCAAACAGCATCAATGTTATATTTATCTTTGACGTATTTGGAATCGGTATGTTTAAACCATCCATAGTAACTGATACATTTATAAGCAATCTCCAGAGGGATTTCAACTCCATCCTTCATGCAGTACCAAGCTACTGAATAAGCTCTCCTTGCCCGCAGAAAGATCCTGCTTCTGATTTCTGTGTGGTCCCTGTAAATTACATAACCCATCATATCTATCGGTTTTCCACGCCTTTCTGCCTTATCTTTTTCTCTGTAATTCTCATATTTATTTCCGGTTTTAATGCGATAATCAATCGGGAATAGGTCTGCATCCGGTTTTATTGTGAGTCCGTACTCTTTCAACAGGTACTTTTCTAACGCCCGAGCCGCCCTCTTAACATCAGCTTCCCGGGCTCCTATGAGCAGGATGTCGTCCATATAGAATATACAGAAAAATACAAGTCTCTTGCTTTCAGTCGTACCATCTCGGTGCTTTCTGGTCTTATGTAGGCTAAGTACATACACATAGGCTTTAGACAGGTAATAATTGCACAGAAACTGTGATAAACCGGAGCCGATATTAAGCCCCTGTTTGTATGTCCCTATCAGAAAGAACACAAGATACAGAAGGACTTCGTTCTTCACATCATGTTCCAACATACGTTTCAATTTACGGATATCAACCGATGGATAGCATTTCCTTACATCGCCCTTCCAGGCATACCGAGATTGAGCATATTTCTTTCTGATCTGATGCTCTATTGCTCTTTTGCCTCCGAGCTGTCCTTTTCCTTTGATACTTGCATATTGATGATAGCCCAGTTTTCTTCTCCAGAGTTCATCCAGTCCTTCGCTGGCTATTTCATCAAGAATAAGCTGTTTTACACTCTCCACTCCGATTTCTCGAAACTTTCCGTTTATTCCATCTCGCCGCCAACCATACTGAATAGGTTCTACTTTCAACTCTCTGTTCTGGATTTCATATCTGAGACTTTCTGCTACTGTACGGATCAGACCGGATACCATGAGATCTCTTTCGTCTGTGTCCCGAAGCAATCGTTTCATAGCCTGCAAACTCATTGAACTTGTGCGACCATGCAGATACTTTGCCACATCTGGCCGTTTCCATTTTTCGTCAAGTGCTTCATAAATTGGATCTTCAATAAAATCATCTGCTAAAATATTTACATTCTTGCAGCATTTCTTCATAAAGGCATTTTCCTTTCTGTGTGATTCAGGGACTTTCGGTTGTCTACTAGTCCCGGCTGGCAG